CTATTATAATATTGTAACAAGGAAATACAAATACATTATAAAAGGAGAAAAGCATGACAAGAACTATCGTAACAACAAACGCTACTATGGTAGTAAAAGACATTAATGGAATTGAACGAACCATTGAAAAAAAATTTATTGGCTCAGGATGGACTTCTATGAAAATTATGAAAGACATGAAACCGGCTGACGAGGAAGTTATTAGCATTATGACAACCGTCGAATCACGGCAGTATAAAATGTCTGATGAGGATTTTATCAATCACGCAACGTTAATTGACTAACGTGAGAAGCCTTTCTTTTATTATATCACACAAAAAAAACTTAATAATACGCGCGTGATGTTTCACGTGAAACATTAAACAGAAAAAGGAGAACAAACAATGGAAATTATCAAAACAAACATTAAAGACAATGAATGGAATATGGACTTATCTTACGATATGTTTCAGTCACCAGATAGACAGGGTGTAAAAGATTACGAGGGTCAACAGTTCCACACTAATAAGTATGCAGTGTACGAAGAAGAAAACGCGAACGGAAATATGGTAAGACTTGCCACAATCCTCACTGATGAGGGAGTTGTGATGACAACTAACTCGCCATCATTCATTCGAACATTTTCTTCTATCGCAGAACTGGCAGAAAAATCCAATGTAGAACATTATGCATTTGAGGTGGTAGCCGCAAAAAGCAGAAACAACCGTGAGTTTATCACGGCTAAATATGTCAAGGATTGACCTGTATTCCCGTGACGGCTATTTAAACTTTGAAAGGGTAGTTAATATTAACTACCCTTTTAATTTTATATGGGGTGGCAGGGGTACAGGAAAAACATACAGTTCGCTTAAATACATGATTGAGCATGAAAAAATTTTCATGTATTCCAGAACGAAACAAACACAGCTTGACAAGGTAAAGCAAAAAGAGTTGTCACCATTCAAAGCATTAAATTCAGATCTAGGTTGGAATATACAACCATTTCCTGTGAATGATATAGCAGGATTCTATAACTGCGAAATAGATGATAAAGGGCGAAGTGTTCCGCAAGGTAACATACGTGGTTATGCATCTGCTATAACTACGTTATCCAATTTGCGTGGCTTCTCTGCGGAGGATGTTTCTATGTGGATTTATGATGAGTTTATTCCTCAGAAAGACGATCGAGTGCCACGCGGAATAGCACAATCATTTTTGCAAGGTTACGAAACAATGAACCGAAACCGCGAGTTAAAAGGACTTTCACCTATACAAGTATTTTGTTTTTCTAATTCTGATAACGTGGGGTGTGAAATGTTTGCAGAGTTGGGACTGATACGAAAAGTTTCTGAAATGTCACGAAAAAGGCAAGAAATTGCATTGTTGAAAGATAGGGGTATATGTCTTATTAACTTATGCAATAGTCCTATTTCAAGACAGAAAGAAAATACAGCCCTGTATAGAATGATAGGAAAAGACAGTGGATTTTCACAACTTGCGTTAGGCAATGAGTTTTACGATACGGATTATTCAGACGTTAAACCGCAAAATCTTAAAGAATATATACCCATTGTATTTTTTTCAGAAATCGCGATATATCAGCACAAATCACAAGAAAGAATATATGTCTCAAAACATAAGCAAGGAGTGCCAGAACAAAATTATACATCAATATCAGATAAAAACATACGCGCTTTCAAAAAACACTATTCATGGGTGTGGAACTATGCTTATTTGAATGACCTCATATTATTCGAAGACATTGAATCGAAATTTCTACTTGACACATATTTTCATATGTGATACAATGTTTTTGTCAGGAGAACAAAATGTCTTTAGCACACGGACGGAGGTCGGAAACCTCGTGCATGATGTTGTCCACATCTTAAAAAGACATCTCCTGACATATTCATAAACGTTTCACGTGAAACATTTATAAAGGAGTGATAAAGATGGATATTAATGCAATCGCACAAATTTTCTCAAACCTCGGTGTGCCTGTTGCTTGTCTCACCGTGACGTTCTATCTATGGTACAAGGAAACCAACGCGCACAAAGAAGAAATGTCAAAGATGACAGACGCACTCAACAACAACACTCTTATATTACAGAAGCTTCTCGATAAACTCAGTAAGGAGTGATAATATGAATCTCTCAGCGACTATAGTAACAACTGACGTTTTAAAGAACTGTGATAACGTAACAGAGTTACATTGTCACCCTGATGTTTTCGGAGAATTTGTCGTAGACACAGAATCGTCAGACCTTAACTTGCGTACACAACCCAACACAAATTCACCCGTAATTTGCACTATGCCTAGAGGCCATATTTTCTTCTCATATGGTTTAACTGATTCTTCTCTCCAATGGCTTTTAGGTGAATGTAATTTACCAGACGGAAAAATTGTGGCAGGGTTTTGTAATGTAAAATATCTTATAAGAAAGGTGGAAAAGTAAATGGTAACATTGGAACAGATTGTAGCACTCGCAGGCGCAGGATTCACGAAAAATGACATTATCGAATTAAATAAGGCATTACAGGGACTGCCGGTTTCAACACCAACACCGACACCACCATCACTGCCAACACCAACACCGACACCGGCACCAACACTAGCACAGACACCAGCACAGATGCAGACATCATTTTCACCGATGGTGAATGTACCGTCATATCTTCCAACACCAGTTGTACCACAGGTTGTACAGTCAGTGCCTACACAGACACAGACAAATGATGATAAACTGGTGGGAAGTATTCAGAAATTAACTCAGGCGGTACAGAGTTATGGACTATTACAGCCGATGCCATCACAGGTAACACCAGAAGAAAATGTTAATAATATGTTAGCAAGTATTATTAACCCTACAGGAAATAAGGAGGTTAAATAATGGCGAGTGTAGCAAGTATTTCACAAGGTTCACCGTCTGTTGCTAACTTCAACTCGGCACAGGTGTTGAATACCATTGTGAAACAGGCAACGGGACAGAGTGCGATTGCCGGAGTTGATACGGGAAGTTTCGTTTCAGTTGCAAACGTTGCCCTAGGTATTTCGGCAGATGCGCTTTTGGGTGCAATTTCACAGGTTCTCACAAGAACTATTTTCTCAATCCGTCCATATACAAGAAAATTCAAAGGACTGCACAAGGATTCCCTCGCATATGGAAACCATGTAAGAAAGCTTAATATAGGCGACAAGGACTTTGAAAAAGATGACAGATATGACCTCGTGGACGGAGAAAGCGTAGATGCACAAATTGTTTCTAAGCCGGATATTTTGCAGACTAACATCTATGGACAGAATGTGTATTCAAAACACATCACAATTTTCCGTGACCAGTTGAATATTGCGCTAAGTTCAGAAGAAGAATTTCAGAGATTTATTACAATGCTGATGAGTAATGCCTCAGACATGATTGAACAGGCGCATGAAACTACAGCTCGTGCAACTCTGGCAAACTACATCAATGGAAAAGTTTTAGGAGATATTGAAAATGTTATACACCTTGTAACAGAGTATAACGACATTACGGGTCTTGCTCTGGACAGTGACACCGTGAGAAAACCGGAAAATTTTGTTCCGTTCTGTAAATGGATGTTCGGTCGTATCATGGGTCTGTCAAAACTTATGACAGAACGAAGCTTGCAGTTTCACACTAATATTACAGGTCATAACATTATGAGACATACACCGACAGACAGACAGAAATTATACCTTTTTGCGCCGGATATGATTAACATTGATACATCAGTTTTATCCGGTGTTTTCCATGACGAATATCTTAAATTGCTTGACTATGAAGCGGTTAATTTCTGGCAGTCTATCGAAACCCCTATGGGAATCAATAACACACCAAAATATCTGCTTGCAAATGGTCAGACAACTTCTCCGACAGTGGCAAAAGCTACCTCTAATATTATGGGTGTACTTTTCGATGATGAGGCAATCGGAATTAATACGGTAGCGGAATGGTCAAGTCCTACTCCATTCAATGCAAGAGGGGGTTACAGTAATATCTGGTGGCATTTCAATGACAGATATTACAATGATTTTACAGAAAATGGTCTTGTATTTTTGCTTGACTAAATTTAGGGAGGTTTTACCTCCCTTTTTTTCTAAATAGGAGAAAAATATGAGTTTTAGAGTGAAATTTTATACAGTCGGGAAAAAGAAAAACTCTACTTATAAACCCGATGAGAGTGCCCAGTCTCGAGATTTTGACTGTTCTATAAAAGAAAATACAAGTATTATAGAACCTGTTCTTATAATTCAATATAATGATATGACAGCTACACCTTTTGGGCTCAACTATTGCTATATCCCGTCTTTCAAAAGATACTACTGGGTGAAAGATTGGCGAAATGATAATGCATTATGGTATGCAGAGTTGAAAGTTGATGTATTGGCGACATATAAGGAAATTATAGAGAAATATAATTATTATATTTTGAGAGCAAGTACTGCAAGTGACGGAGATATTATAGACAGCCTTTATCCTATGAAACCGAAAATTCATAGAAGCGTTCAAACGGCTGGTTATCTATGGCAGTTAGAACAGTCATTTGACAAAGTCGGAACATATGTGGTAGGAATTGTGAATAAAACTGGTATTTCTAATTTCTACGGTTTTAATCCGGCACAGTTTAAAAAATTTGCGAGTGCGGTTTTTTCAGATATTAAATGGATGGATTTTGGCTCTGATATTACAGACGGTATTGCAAAAATGGTTATGAATCCAGCACAATATATAACGTCTGTAAGATGGTATCCGTTCGGCTTATCGGGCACAAATATGGTAGGAGTAACAATAGGTTGGTGGGGGGTGGAATTGCCTAGTGGTCTTGTGAAATTAGACAGTGATTATTCAAAAGATTTTACACTTGATGTTATCCCATCTTCACATCCACAAATATCAAGGGGGGATTACTTGAATTGTTATCCGTATAGGACAATTCGATTATATACACCGCCTTTTGGATTCATGGAAATTGATTCGTCAAAAGTAAGAGCCGGAGACACGATACGCAACAAAGTGTATGTAGATTATCGTACTGGGGTTGCTAACTGGACAGCATCTATTTTAAAAAAAGACGGTGCACGGGAAGATGCAACCTATATACTCGGAAGTGTATACGGGAAAATCGGTTTTGACGTGGCAGTTTCCGACATTAAAACTGATTATGCTAGTGCAATAGGTACAGCTTTAGGGGCAACAAGTGCCGGATTTTCTGGAAATTTCATTGGAGCAAGTGTTGGAATAGGCAATGCTGTTGCAAAAACATTATCACCAGAAGTGTCACAAAAAGGTTTGCAAGGTTCAACTATAGGACAATATTCACCTATACGTTGTTTTGTAGAAAGTCGATTAATAACAAATGAAGATAATGCAGATAACGGCAGACCGTTATGTAAAAATAATACTTTTGTAACGCTAGGCAATGGTTATTATGTTGTGGAAAATGGGTCAACACCGTTAAAAGGAGCATTCGATTCAGAGATTGACGAAGTTAAAAACTTTTTAGAAAGTGGGGTATATTATGCGTAGTTATTTTCCTGAAAACAGCATCGCACTTGCTCTATATGTTGTGGGGAAAAAACAAGGTGGTGGAGGCGGTAAACCTATTACACCGTCAGGAAATTGGATAACAAAAGTAACTGATACTACATCAGGTTATCTAAGTGAATCTGAAATGAAGCAGAATGCAGATTTGGTGTATGATTACTTCTATCAGAAATTACAATGGAATGTAAACAGTGTAATGGCATTGCTTGGCAACATGCAAGGTGAAAGTACATTGAATCCGGGACTCATTGAAGTCGGTGGTGGTACTACCTCAGCAGGCGCGGGACGTGGGTTAGTTCAATGGACACCAGCAAGTGATTTATACGCAGTTCTTGACGTTCTATATGGCAAACATGATGATTGGTACGATGGAAATAAACAGTTAGCAGTTATCTTTGCCGAATATCAGGAAGCAAGTGGTGAAGCGTCACTCGGAATTGAAAAACAGTGGTATTCTACCACTGAATATCCTATCAGTTTTAAGGAGTGGGCTTTTAACACAAAAGGCTATCTGCTAGAAGATTTGGTTTATGCATTTGCAAGAAATTATTTAAGACCTGCTGTTTGGAAACAGCCAGTAAGATACCAATATGCACAGAAATGGGCTAATATTTATTTGAAGGGGTAATGAAAAATGTATAATGGAAATTTATGTGCACCTATCGGTTCGGATGTGATTAACGCTTGTTATGGTCAAGTGTCACCATCAACATTGCATTGTAAAAATACAGCATTAACGACATATTTTAAAAGATATCTATTACAAAAAGCTATGAGTGTGTTTGAATGGAAATTGCCAAAAGAATGGTCAAAAAGCTATTTTCTATATACACTATATACATGGGGTTTTATATCAGTTGTAGAAACTGACAAATTTGGTGTGATATGTCAGGGGTGCGGATTACAGGGATATAATATATACTATCAACCGACTCATGTTGTTATTGTTAATCCACTTTTACAGGGTTTTTTAACACCGCAAATTGGATTACAGTGTGAATTAATAAGATTAACACCAGATTGGGTAGGCATCACTGACATTATATCATATTATGCAGATAATATGGCACTGTCAGCAGAAAGTGCACTTGTGAATATAGCTAACAGTAAGCTCGCATATGTTTTCAGTGCAAAAAACAAAAACGGTGCGGAGAGTCTTAAAAAAGTGATGGACGATATTATGAGCGGAAATACCGCAGTGTTTTATGACGAAAAATTAAAAAACAGAATGAGTGATGGTAGTGAAATAGAACCGTGGAACACATTTTCTCGTGACCTCAAAGGAAATTATATTGCAAACGATTTACAGGACACTTTGAGGAGATGGGAAGAGCTTTTTGACAATGACATAGGAATTAATAATGTGAGAAGTGATAAAAAAGAAAGAATGATTACTTCTGAAGCCGAAGCTAATAATTTTGAAGCGAAAAGTAAATGCGAGTTATGGTTAGAATGCCTAAAAGAGAGCATTGAAAAAGTTAATAAAATGTTCAATTTAAAAATATCAGTAGATTGGAGGGATAATAATGTCGTGTCTAACAATGACGTTACGAGGACTATTAACATTTGACGAAAACATATTAAAAGATAATATGCAGTTACCATCAGAAATTGACAAAAATGCATTTTGCGATTTTCTATTGTATGAATGTGATGAGTTAGAAGTGCTTATTGCAGACCCTACGGTTTTTGCAGATGCATTGAAAAAATGGTCAACTTTTCAGTTACCTATGTGGAACTATTACTATAACATAGAATCACGGCAAAAAGATATAAACCCCTTAACTGGTGAAAGTAGAACATACAAACGAGACTATACAAGAACACCTAACTTAACTACTGAAAATACGACAGAAGAAACAATAGATACTAATTATGGAACGACAGACGAAAAGAAAAATGCAGGATTTAATAGCGCAACCCCTATTACATCCAGTATTGATGTAATAAGTAATAATGGAGTTCAAGGAACTAATAATACAACTAACATAACAGAAAAAGGAAACGACAAAATCACAGAAAACATAACAGAAGAAAAAACAAAAGACGCGGATTCTCTTATTAATTGGATTGAAGTAAAATATTTGAATACTGCAAATAAAATTATTTCTGATTTTAAAGAAAGATTTTGTTTATTAATTTATTAAGGAGGTTTATATGTTTAATTTTTTTCCATATACTAATTTTCACGAACTAAATGCAGATTGGATTTTAAAAAAAGTAAAAGAAGTGGGAGAGGGTTTTGTCAATTTCACAAAAGAAATTACGGAAAAAGTAAATAATCTATCAACTAAAATAGACAATGAAATTAAAGAAATCCCTAACATCGTTAAAAAAGACACAGATGCAAAACTAAATGAATGGAAAAATGATGGTACTTTTGAAAATCTCATAGAAAAAACATACGGTTCATTGAATTTTCTTGATAATATTTCAGGAAGTAATATTGTAGTACTGGGGGACAGTTTAAGTGACACAGCGAGAGATAGTTCTTGGATATTAGAATTCAGAAAAATTGTAGCAAATGCTAATATTACAGTAACATCTTTTGCAAAAAGCGGTGATGTGCTGGCACAACAAAAAACCAAATTTGACGCTTGTACTATAATACCAGATATACTGTTAATTTGGTGCGGTATTAATGACGTAAAAGCACAAACACCAATATCTAGCATTATAACTTCTCTAAACGAAATTAAAACAAAAGTAAACGCATTAAATCCTAAATGTCAAATTTATTTGATGAGCACCTATAAAAATAAAAGGTTAGGCAGTAACACATGGAAAATTCCTCAAACTGCATATTGGAGATTGTACAGCTCATATGCAACACGAAATGGGTGGACTTTTATTGACGCGTTCAGTTCGGCACCAATTATATCAACAGAAACAGAAGCTATAAGAAAAGAATTTTATGTAGAAACATCAGCAACGGGAAACAACTATTTACATTATACAAGCAACTACTCAAAAATTCTGGCACAGTGGCTTTTACAAATTTTTATTTCTAAAAGCCCTATACCTTTAGGAGACTACAAAGAAAAAATTGACGGTTCATTATTAGAATCTATGTTCAATGCAACGCCTGCCTTTGCAGTGCAACCAGAGGGTTGTTACATTATGTTTGGCACTAGGTCAGTGCATATCAGAATAGCAGGTAAATTTACAGCACCTAACGGTTCAGGATTATACACAAAAATTGGAACTTTACCAGATTTTGTAAAACCTGCAAAAGGTAGTGGAACAGGGTTCACAATGGCATATAGGGGTGGTGGTTTTTCGTCAGTAGGTGGTGATTATGTAACCAAAAGTGCAGTTTCAGAAAATGGTGATGTATATTTATATAATATACCAGAAGGAAGAACAGATAAAAACAGTGATGTAGCATACTTCATTGAGTATTTCTTAGAAGACATCTCACTAGATTTTATATATGATTCAAAATTTTAAAAATTATACCGTCACATATGTGGCGGTATTCTTTTGTCCTCT